GTCTTTATTAGCGTCAGCAACAGCTTTAACCAGCGTTGCAACGACTTCATAACTCCTTGGATGCTGACTCATACCAGCAACGTCGAGAATGCCACTGAGGGCTTCCTGACCCTTCTCGATGACAGCAATCATATTGCCTCTTGCATATTCATAATCATCTACAATGTTATCTTGAGCAGCTTTCTTGTTATCTTCAATTGGTTGAAGATCTAAGCTGTTTGCAATAACATCAAGATTTTGTGATGATGTATCCATAATTACTGTTTGCATTAATTTGATCCGAACTTACTGACAATGCAGCATTGGATGTGGGCGAACCATTAGCCAACAATCCTGGTGTAATAGTAATCTTTTCAACAACGTCAAGATTCCCTACAGCATCGTCTATATTAGTATATGTAGATGTATCGTAAAAGTTAACGTTTGCAAGTTTAATTAATTGACCATTACCAGATCCGTTTGCAGGTCTTGTAGGACCAAAGATGTAACCTTTCATGGTAAAGCTCAAAGTCCATACAATAGATCTCCTTGCTTCAAAATCCCCTTCGTAGCTATCTTCTGACGAAACAGCATTTAATACAATAGGAATATCGAGTTTGATACCTAACTCTGGAATTAAGTCTACCGTTGAGTTCCAATTAGGTGTAAAGAATGGAAGTATCTGCTCTAAGATTCTTGTTCCGTCATCCGCATTCTTAACTGCAATGGAGAGAATGAAGTTTAAGTCGTAAGGTACTGGAGTGTATTGATACTTTGCCGCATTGGTGTCATTAGGATTAGCAGCAACAATCTTTCCAATAGTATTAAGCTTTCTTGTTGGACCGTAATTAAGATCAGTCAACTCAAAACTCATCCTTGGAAGAACAATTGCTGGCCTCTTTAATTCAGGATCAGCATCAAGCCTTGCCAACATCTTTTCTTTTGGACCATATGAAATAGGAACTTTGATTGTTCTTGTTACACCCTGTGATGTATCTTCACGATTAATGTGGATGTCGTTGAATAACGTTCCAAACAATATCACATACCTACGTATTGTATTGTGGTAAAAAGTATGGCCTAGCATTAGTACGTTCCTCCTTCACTGAAAGGATCTGCTTCAGTAAAGTCTAAGAATTCATCAGCTTCAGTTTCAATATCGTAGTTGTCTGAAAGTACATCTTGCACTTCCAAATTAAATTCTTCTCTAACCAATGAAAAACCATCTTCCATTGTTATTTCTAATTTGTTTTCTGTCAGAATCGCAAATGTATTCATTGCGGCTGAATAATTACTTTCCAGATCATCAATAGCATCAAAGCCAGTATTCATTATCTCATTGCTGTACTCAAACAACTCGCACTTCAAATCATACATCTGCAAAGCACCCATCTGATAAAAGACAGGCTCATGCTCAACAAACTTGATCTGAAACACTTTGTTGTTCAATGGCAAGAAGATTAAATCACCTTCGCGAGGTCTTGTATATCCAAACTCAAAATACTGAACCTCATTTTCAAATGTTCTTCTAGCAATTGTAAGAGTTATTTGATCTCTTATTTCAACATTGAACTTGGATAAGAAGTCTCCCTCACCAGCAAAACCTTCAACATTCTTAACATACATCTCAACCATGTAAGATTTATTATATTCAGATAATGAGTCTTCCCCATAAATTTTATCTTTGTCAATTAATTTTTTGGGGACGTACCAACAATCAAGACCATAAATCTTGATTGACTCAATTACCAAATCTTCAATGAGCAGTTGCTCTTGTGATGATTGAAAGTTGTTAAAAAAGAAATTGGTGGACAATTACATCACCCAATCATGTCTGCGACTGGCAATGAGTAGCTGGATATCATTTCTTGTTCAAGCTTTTCAATAGCCTTCTCAGCATCATCCAAAATCTTCTCACCGTTGAATTGAACACCACCTGGAAGAACCATACCTGTAAACTTAGTCAGGTTTGATCCCCACTGATATTTGATCTTCTGGGTTGTGTATTCTTGCAACCAACGATCACCCCAAGCATTAGTATAAGTGTCGGGGTCGATGACTTCATACGCTTCAATCAACAGGAACTGACCAACATCAATCTTGGTCCAATCCATATCAATATGCATCTTGTTGGTATGTCTGTTATATCTAATAGGTTGCTGACCAACTAATAGTTCAGTAATTGTTCCTAAGTGCTGCATAGCCATATAATAAGGCAGCAAAGAAACAGTTGTCAGTTGGTACAAATCGTTAAGAGCAATCTGGTAGCGGATATTAAACATATCGCTAGCTCTGATCGATGGATCGCCTATTTGGAATACACGAATAGCACCGATTATATTTTCAGGTAAAGTAATGTACTTATCAGACTTAATTTGATCAGTTACTGCTTGTTTATAATAAGTCTTCTCAGTTCCATCAAAGTGGTAATCCCAGTAATATCTAATACACTCATCAATTCTGTCATCTATTTGATCATCATCGACGTTGATTTCAATTACTGGTTTACCAAGTTTGCGTAGGCAATATTCTTTGAAGGTTGCTTTGCTTGTAGGTACAGCCATAAAAATCTCCTTATACTCAAGGTATTTAGGAGATTTTTATTTGTTAGATATTCTTAGTATGTGGTAGACGTTCACCACCTTCTTTGTTGGCAACAAGCCAAGCAGTGGTCACACATACGTTCAAATTCTTTAGCCATTCATTAGGGAACCAAGTTTCTTTTCTAAATTCTTGAAATTTAATATCTTTGTTCCTAATGAAGTTACCCAGGTATGAGTTAGTGTAATATAAGAAACTATTCTCATTCCAGTAGCTGACATGCGTAGGATCTTGGAATGCACCACGGCCGTCTGTACTAGGAACCTCAATGAAAGCCCAACCACCATGAGCAAGAACTCGGTGGATCTCACTCATTGTCTTAGTCTTATCTCTAAGATGCTCAATAACGTGACTAGCATTAATTACGCCAACACTGTTATCTGGAAGAGGAATACCGTCGTTTAGATCACAAGAGATGTCAGCACCTTCTTGATCAATTGTCAAGTAGCCAGGACGAGGATTCAATCCACCACCAATATCAACAAGCTTCAGACCACGGTCTTTAGCATCCTTTTCAGCCAGAGCTTGAGCATACTGAGCAAACAATTGAATGGTCTTTTGTTGGATCGCAGCATTACGCTCTAACCACGTGTTGTCGCCAGTGATTCTGTAGATGTACAACACCTCAGGAATGTGATGCATCTTAGTGGCCAAGTATGTACGAATGCACAACTCATGATCATCACAAATAGAGAGTTCTGGATTATGTCCACCAATCTCTACATACACATCTTTACGCCAAGCCCGTACGTGATCAGGTGCATACCAAATGTAACCTAAACTGTGGCTAGTAGGCTCAAAGCTGTTCATTGCAAACAACAACTTTTCTTTCCACTTGAACATTCTGTGCTTCCAGCCATATGCCTCATTGTATGGAATGAACTTGTCTTCCATGTGGTTAACGGCGTTATCGCTATAGCAGAATCCAACAGACTCATCTTGGAATGCTTCGTTTAGTTTTTCCAAACAAACATCCACTAGCTCATCATCATGATCAACTTCTACGAGGATATCACCTGTACCCGCATTGAATGCTTTGTTCTTCAAATAACCAATATTGGGATTCGATTCACCCTCAATGATAGTTACTTTTAAATCAGCAAGAATATCTAAAGGTAAATCAGTTTTATTGAAACCGTTATTTAAATAAAGAATCCATTCCCAGTTGTCATATGTTTGCTTTTTAATGCTATCATATAGCTCAATCAAAAAGGGAATGTTCTTAACGCTGTGTTCGGGTGTGATTAAACTAAATTTGTAATTATACATGGTCAAAAAAGAAGAGGTGGGTTAATCGGCAGTTATCATCATTGTTTCCGAAATACATCGACGCTGAATGAATACATCTAGCATCCATGATGCAAAGTCTATTATAAAGGTTACCAATGTTATCAATCAACTCAAATTGTGAAGGATCATAAAAACCTCTGGGAAAGCTTTCATCGATTCTAGGATCTTCTAATCGGCTTGCTCCTGTGATCTTAGATCTGTACAGAGATGTTCCACTACCAGGAGGAGGATCAGGAGTTAAGTAAATCATTGCAGCCCATTGCTGGGTGTCATAATGATAAACAAGAGGGTCTTGAGCTGTCAGAAGCTGAAACCGGCCGCACATCCCATGTTCTTCCAAGGGCTTCAACTTCATGTTCATGATCTGTTCAAACGACTCTTGGATTCCAGGAAAGTTGTACTGCTCCTTTGACCTCTTTCCTTTATACCATTGTGAGCTTCCTTCATAATCAATTCCCATGGCAAACGCTCTCACGTCGTCTGGATTTGAGTAGAAATTATCTACAACAAATAATCTCTTATCCATTACATGCTCACTTTCAAATTAAATTGTGGATTGTTTGTTTCGGGGTTAGTTTTCTTTGCATTTGATTGGGCAATCTGATGCAACTCGTGGACATAAGTTCCTGTGTCGGGGTAGCATTGGGATTCAATAATGAACGATAGGTGAGGGAAAGGATTCTTTCTACTTGGATTAGTCATCTTATTGGTAACCAAGAACATCTTATCATAATCTTGCAAATCATTATAGATTTCAGCAATGTTAGTTAAATGCTCATTTCGTGTAGGGCAGAACTCTTCCGCCAACTCAAGATGCTTGATTGCATTTTGATAATCACCGAGATAACGATAAGAGTTACCAACCATCATCATTGCATAGTAACCCATTTCATCCATCCTATCTGCTTTACCTGTGGTCCCATAATTATGAGTTACATCAAGGAATTCCAAACAGTAGAAAATAGATCTACGAGCTAGCTCATTGTTATGGTTTTGCTTCAAAGGTAATCCAACAGCTTTATATGCATCATAATAGCTCTTACCAATGTACCAGAAGTGATACAAGTCAGTCAACATTGTATTTTCTCTAATCATCTTCTCTTCAAGCTTCAATGCATCTGAAACGTACTTTGTTGGTGATGACCAG